TGACATATACGGAACCTGCTTTTTTGAATGTAAGTACTCCTGTGTTTTGGTTTATGTTGACAACAACTGCCTGGACATAACCATAACGTCTTTGATTCGCAGGGTTGATCGTCTCTTTATCAATAAGAGGACCACCGTCAACAACAATACGATCTTCAAATATTTCTGTATTAGCAGGCTTTAATCCGTTGGGTTGACCAGTAACAGTAATGTAAAACGGAGGTGGCAGTGGATTAGATGGGCTCCAGGATCCAGCTAACTTCACATACCAAAAGTTTGCATCTTCTGTAACAGATTCAACAAACAGTTTTTGGCTACTGACTGTATCTTGTACAGAGTCGGTACGAAAAGATCCTGCATAGCGCCAAATGGCCCAATGCATACCAAACTCTTTGTTGGTTGTAGGAAAACCTACGAATGCACCAGAGATTGTGACGGGTGGGTTACCAGAAGTGGTTGTATTAGGAACTGTGTAAGAGAAAGGGAACGTGTACTCACCGTTATAAGTAAGAGACGTTGCCAGTTCGTAACCCCTTCTCCACCTGGCCCAGGCTGATTCCCTATTTGCAGAGTAGATCGAATCAGGGACGCTACCCCTAGAAAACTCTGTGGTAATTGGTTTAATTTTATTCGGCGTTAAAGATTTAACTTCTTGGAAGTTACCAAAGTTACTTCCAATTTTTTTAGCCATCTTTAGAAGAAACCACCTTGAGCAACGATGTGAGCACCGGGGGTATAACCAGAGATGTTGGGACCGTCCGGGAAGACGCCTACGTAAAGCCTGTCGCCCCGTTCCAGGTACACACCCTTGTTGCGCAGTGGAGCGGTCTCTCCGAGCCCTGTAGTGTTGCCTGCGGACATTGCTGGGGTGGCAATAATCGGCATCACATCAGAACAATCAACATCTTGCGTATTACCTGGGACAGTTTTAGCAAACACAACCTTGTAATCACCAGAAGCGGGAACTGGCTGGGTTGTACCACGGGTGTGGTAAAACACAAAGGTTACTGCTGGTTGATTACCGTAATTAACACCGTTGTAAGTGAAACCATTAACCAATCCACCTGAGTAGTGAAGAGCTGTATTCACCCCTGTAAGAGTGGCCGCGCCAGTGTAAGTGTAATAACCAACCCCACTTCCAGCGCCACTACCAGTGAGTATACCTGTAGCAGTAATATTAACAATTTGTCCACTTACAAAAGAAACAATAGTACCAGAAGTAGAAGCACTTACCGTGTAATCAGGGTCACGGTAGAAATCATTACGGATAATTTTAACTGAGTCAACGATGCCACCACTGTTATTATCTTCGCTAAGCGTAGCGTCCATGTCCACAAGAATTGCCGGGACCTGACCACCCTGCACAAAGAGAGTGTTTGCAGTTGCGTTACCAACAATCTGAGTAGTGACGCGTACCGAATCGTAAAGAGGACGGTCTACAAAAACGGGCTGCTTATTTGAGGAACTCGAGGACATTTACTTACTCAAACTTTTATTTTCAATTATAAACGAATTAAGCACCCATGTAAGATCTTAAGTTACCAAAAGGTGTGTCTGGTAATTTAGGCATTAAAGCTTCTGGATTATTTTGCAAAGCTAAAAAAGTTTGAAACGAAGTTCCGTCCTCATCTTCTTTCCTTGGTTGAAACTTCCAGCGTTTACGATTGACATAATCTGTTCGCAACTGTGGATAAAGTTGATAATCACTTAACCCAGCAGAGTAAATATCTCCGGGCAAGTAATCGTTACTATCAATGTATTCAGAAAACCTAGCCATTCACTTAAAAAGGAGTAAGTGTTCCCAAAAAATTAGGCAATTGGAAACCGGATAACGAAGGAATTATTTGTTCCATTATGGATTTTTTAAACGAATCTTTAAGGTTATCTACCAACGTTTTTTTGTCGTCAAAATCTGGTTTTGACTGTAAACCTAAAGAAGAAGAAAGTATGTCGGTTACAGATCTTTGATCTATATTCGGACTAGCAACGGCTGTTACTGCTGTTTGTGGTTGATCCAGAAAACCTAGCTGTCCATAAATTTGACGAGCTGCTTCTTGTCTTTGTTTGGTTTTGGGAACTCCTGCCCTTTCGTAATCAACCAAAAAACGACGGGCTGATTCTTCTGGAGAAACTGCTCCTCTTAAAGATTCAGCCGCTCTTTTTTCGGGTCCACCTAGTTCATATAAAAGAAAATCAGCTTGAAGATTCGGATCACCTGGATCCATTTTTTTTTGTTTTGCAAAATTGATTAAATTTTGCTGTCGTCCACCAGTCCACTGACCAAATCCAAACCCTCCTTTGCCTAAGGGTGCGCCAACAATACCCCCTTCATTGACGCGAGGATTAAATCCTGATTCGAGTTGAAAATTGCCAAGAACACCAGCAATCTGTCCTTTAGTATATCCAGCTTCTTTTAGACGCTTTGCAACAACAGCAGCGTTAGAATTTAGTGACATTTTTAATTGTTCCTTATTCTCCTACCCAATTTGAATCTGCCTTAAGACCGGGGACAAATACTGCTTGTAGAGCTACGATCAAACTCAGTTTCGCAGTAAGGCGACGGACAAAATTACGGCAGAGAATCATTAGGATAAAGCAGCTACACTGGCCCCCGGCGACTAAAAGTCTTGTGTCCAGTTGGTGGTCTTACCCACAGGTGTGGTGCCAAGTAACCTTAGTTTATCAAAGGGTTATTTTATGCGGCTTTCAAACGCTTTTTTGAGAAGCGCAAGCTGAGTTTGACTGAGCTCTTCTTGACTAAGAAACTTACGTGGATCGGTGAACATCTCTGTTGCACCAGGGATTGGGGTGGATTTAGCAAAGACTTCAGAAGCACCGAATTGAGGAACTGTTGGAGTTGGAATATCAGTAAGCGGAGTCTGGGTTTGGAAACCAGCCATTGCCCCTGGTACTTGATTCATTTTGTTGGCATACTGCATGTCACCAGTCTGTGCTTGGAATTGTCCCAGTGGACTTTGGGACATAACAGCAGAGGTGGCTTGTGTGTACCCAAGCTGACCTGGCTTTAGTTTCTGTGCTAACTGCGGGTTTGTAGTGGCCCAGATCTCAAGACCAATCTTTTCTTTGTCTTCTGGACTAGCAGTGTTATATGCTTTTGTTAATTCAGCAACACGATACTTTTTAAACAGAGGATCTTGCTCTGTCATTTGAGCAACGCGGGAACGTTCTTGAGCTTGAGCACGTTCTGCTGGTGTGTCCACTGATGCAAAGGTGTTAGCCTGTTGACCCGGAAATCCCGCTCCTGGACGAAAAGCTTCGGCTGCTGCACCTGCGGCAAGTTCTGACTCACGATAACCAGGGGGTAAATTGCCGATCGAAGGTTTTTTCCCTTTCCCCAAGTTGGCACCCATGGAGCCTAAAAGACTCATTCTTGCAGTGCTCTCTGGATTAGCAATACCCGCTTGAATATACCTTGGGGCTTCAAATACACCACCTAATACACTTGAAAGTGCTCCTAAAAGTGGATTCATCGGTAGTTCTCCGCTAAGAAAATATTAGAGCCAACAGATACGTCAGCAGGTCCAGGCATGGCCTGAATGAATTCAGCACCTGAGCGTTCGTAACGATAACGAGCCTGGAAAGGATCTTTGTAATTAGGAACGTAAAGAATGTGGGCAAGTCGATTTGTCTCATAAAGATAAATCTCGTCCCACGTTTTTAATGCTTCCTTGGCATTGCTAGATCGAATGGTACGATCCACGTCACCAGCAATATTTTCAACCCTGGTTGAAGGTGTGGTTGCAACCTCAGTTTTCTTTTCAGCCGTATCGCAACGATCGATCTGAATGATAATTTTACTGTAAAAATATGAATCAGGTACCGTGTTCATAGCTTCTTCCAAACGGGCATAGTCACCTGCTGGAACAGAAACCACGTAGTAACCTAGGTGATACCTGACTCTACTTTTATCAAAGTCACTGAGTTTCACAAACTGCAGCCATTTAATTCTTATTATAGTTTTAAAACATCAACCAAAATAACCGCTAAGAATATCTTGATTGGCTAGTGTCATTCCCTGCATGTATGGATCACCACCTTTAAAATCTTCAAGAAAAGAAAAAGGATTAATAGCTTGCGACAAAACTTGTCCAACTAATTGTTGCTTCATGTAATCAACTGGACTTTTAGGTTTTTCTCGCTCTGTTAATTGATATTGTGTACCACGGAGAAAAGCTTCTAAAACATCTTTTGTTCTTTGTTCAGTATTCGTCTGGCCAGAAGCGGGAAGCTGAGGAGCTTCTGGCACAGTAGCGTCCCCTACTTTGGTTGATCCAGGGGGCTTAGCAAGATGAAAAGCTGATAACCTATACCGTTTATCTCCTGTTGTAAGCCTTGCAATATTTCCAGCATTCCCATAATTTGCCACGCCCTCAACTGCTGCTGGACCAATAAATCTTAAGTCTGTCCCAGCAGGTAAACCATAGTCTTCTCCAAAATGGTAAGCTTGCTGTCCTGTTACAGGGTGTTTGCGCGTTCCCTTGGGACTAGTAAGAGGAGCATTTTTGCTTAATTCAAATTTACCAGGTGCAAGCGGTTTGTACAGTTTATTCCACTGAGCAGCGCCCGGTAGACGATATTCAATATTTTGTCCAATATCTGTACGCGCTTGAGAAAGAGGAATATCTACATTTCTTGCTAAATCTCTCAGCTCAAAATGAACATGCGCACCAGTGCTCCTTCCGGTGTTTCCTACTGGTCCTATGTAACTTGCGGGTCCGATTGGCATTATTCTTTTCTTTTTATTTTAAAACCAAAAAACCCCTGATTACTCAGGGGCTTGTAATTGGAGATGTTAGTTATACACGTACCAGGTCTGCGGCGAATACAGAATCCCAATCAACTCTTTTGATTTGGCGTAACTGCTCGAGGTTGTTAAATCTTTCACCAGACAGGGACAACTGAAGGTCCTTGATTTCTCGAGCAGTCTTCAAACCAATTCCTTTGATGTGGTCTGCAATCATCTGTGCAGTAGCACCGTTGATGTTAAGACGTGTATCAGGGGGGAAATTGCGAGGTTCTTCGTTTGCCGCTTTATCTTTCACCTGCAAAGTCTTAACTTTTTTAGTTGCAGACTCGTCGGGTTCAAGTTCAGTTTTGTAAGCGGTGTAAAGGCGACCGTCCTGATCTTCGACCATGAACCAATCGCCTTCATCCCACTCACTAATAATTCGAACTCGAGCACCGGTTTTTTTATGACGATGCAGGAGCAGTTCTGCGGCAACAGACATAGGACCAAGAAAATACCTGGTCCTAGTTTAACTCAGTTACTCACAATACGGTTGACGAGATAGGACTCGATATCGTTGTAACCAGGAGCTTCATCCGGCTGGATGTAGCAAACTTCAACCACGAAGTAACCAGTACGACCGGCAGCTTTGTCAGCGGCAGAGATATACCAGCCAGGAGCCGTACCAGAGGTGGTAGTAGAAGCGGCGCGAGTAAAGACGCTGTAAGTAGCAGCAGCAGTGTGAGGCTTATAAACGTTACCATCGGTAAGACCAACAGCACCGCTAACCACAGGCACAGGCACAGCAGAAACAGCAGCAGTACCAGCGGCAAAGAAGACTTCGCCTTCTTGACTACCGGAAACGGTGGACGACAGGTTGACCTGGGCCACACCTTCACCAGAAGCTGCGCTGGAAACAAGACCAGTAGCGAACGAGATCACGCGACCAGTGGTGGTATAAACACCGGAAGCAACGCGACCATCACCCCAACCCGAAGCAACCGACATCGCAGTGCGATACACGTAGATGGGATAAGTGGAAGAACCACTGATCACCATACCGGTGATGTCAGTACGGGTGTCGTCTTGACGATAAGGGGAAGGAACAATAACGCTACCAGAAGCAACGGCGCCATCACCAGAGGTGTTGGTAACAGCAACGTAACCGCGCTGCTGGAAGTAACGATAGCCAGGGATAGCAAGAACCGAAGTAGGACCTGCTTCTGAGCCGTCGTTAGTACCGCTGTAATCGGTATCGATATTCTTGTACCAACCGTTAAGAGGCTCTGCCCAGTTGCCGGGGTAGATTTTTTTAGACGAAAGGTAGGACATTTATTTCTCCTTTGTGTATGTTTACGTTATAGATCAGACAGTGCCGTCGTCAGAGACAAAGCTGTAAGCAGTCGTGATGAAGTCTTTGTTCAGCACTTCAAAACCAGCGTACAGTTGCCAAATCAAGATGATGAAGCGGCTGAAGTCATCGTTGTTGTTGATGAGCACCTGAGCGTTCGGACCACCGATACCAACACCAACGGCCTGAGGACCGAAGAAGAAGCCCTGAGCAACGTCTTGGTTGGAGTAAGAAGCGGGAGTAGCAAAGCTAGCCGAGATTTGCTTGTTGGGGAAGTTGGTCGATTCGAAGAACTTCACACCTTCAAACTGAACACCAGTCGGCATCACAGGCTCACCAGCCAGGAAATAACCCTGACCAGCTTGGGGGCCCATGTAGAAGCTGGCGTTGTTAGGCATCATGGGGTTACCCATGTACATGCCTTGACCAGGATTACCGGAGTAACGAGCAATCTCACGGAAGTCGGGGTCACGACGCAGGTGCATCATGAACACGGGATCGCAAATGCAGCGATACAGACCGTCAGCGAAGGTAGGAACGTTGCGCTTACGCAGGTCCTTAACAACATTCAGCAGGTCTGTGCGGACAGAGAACTGCTGCAGGTCAGCAGTGTACTCATTGGCAGTGTAGGTAACTTGACCAGAAGAGTTCTTGGTCTTACCACCAGGGAAGTAGTAACCACCTTGGGTGCTAGAAGCGGCACCATTGGCTTCTGCTTTGGACAGTTCGTCAATGAAGACGCGGTCACGCCAACGACGATAGTCATCCAGCAGGGTGAGGCTACCGATCGACTGGTGGAACATGTTGAGATTACCGGTGTCCAGCAGAAGGCGCTGAGCGGTAATCAGGGTTT